GCTTTATACGCCGCATTCTTAGCATCCTTCAATTCCGCTGCGGTCGGTATCGCAACTTTCTCGCGGGTGTAATTGCCGACTACCCCAGGAATTGCCCGTTCCCCCGCTTCCATTGCAGCGGAAACCGGGGAAATCACAGACGCCATTTCGAGGGACCGCTTAAGCCCCTCGTCGCTCATGGGATCGACTTCTCCCTTGATTACCTGACCCGGAAGCATGACGGCGCGCTTGATCGGCCCCAAGATACCGGCATCGGAGTCAAACTTGACGTTTCCGGCTTCGTCTTTCGAGAACGGCAGAATCGTGCCTTTGTAGGCTTCGGCCTTTGGTTTGGCCTGCGCCGCCCCACGGATCTTCTGAATCTCAGCCGCGAGCATCTGCGCGGCTGCGGTGTCCCCCGCCTTATCCGCGTTGATGAGAGCCTGAGAGAGTTGCGCTTCGTCGGCCATTACTTGCCACCGCCGTATTTTTTCAGAAGGTCGTCAATGCTCATGGCTGCTTGGGGTGCCTCGCCATAAACCGACGAATACGCCTGATTGGCTGTCGATTTGATCCGGCTATAGGTGTCTTTCAGCGCGCCGAGAGCTTTTCGCATTTGCTCGGGGCCTTGAGATTGAGCGAGCGCCGCCAACTGGCTTTGCAGGATGGGCCATTCTTTCTCGGTTACGTTACCGACAGCGCCGCCCGTCTTTGACGCCGCGCGCATCTCATTAAGAGCCTGGACAGCGGCTTGCCCCGCAACTGCGTCAAACGATGCTTGGGCGTTGCCCGCCTGCTCCGAAATATTTGGGGTTTTGCTGTTGATTGTCCCGAAAATGTCGTTGAAGCCCTTCTGATTAAGCAAGTCGTCGATTTGCTTAATGTGGCTATCGATTGTCGAACCAATCACACTGACTGCTTGGTTCGCCCCCGGCTGTTCAGCCAACAACTTTTGCGCTTCCTTCGGGGGCACATTTTTAATCAGAGGGTTTGTCTCTGAAACAGTATTGGGACGAGCAGGAGCGCCCGGCGCGCCGACTGTCGGCACGACCGCGCCAGCCTGCGGCGTTGGCGTCTGCGTAGGCGCGGGGGAGCCGGCAGCCGCCGGCTGTCCGGGCATGGGAATGCTTGGAGCGCCCTGCACAGCCGGGGGCATCGCGGGCGTCATGCCGGTGTCGTAATTCAACTGCTGCCCTGATTGCGCCACCCTAGCCCCTTGGATTCCCAGATTTGCTCTTTGATCCAAAGTCAGGTCGGTCATGTCGCGCGGAGCATTGACGGGAACCATTTTGGGGTTGCCGGTGTTGCCGTCGATCAATTGGCCAGACCAACCAGTCGGGGAATTTGGATCGCGCGAAATATTTTGCGGGGTCGTGCCAAACTTTGCGGTTGGGTCAACGCCGTAAAGTTTATTGCCCGAATAATCGAATACAGCCTCGCCCGGCTTGAGCGTCTTACGTTCAAGCAATTTGGCATACATAGGCCCGGCAAGTTGCCCAACCATTGGATTACCCGAGACAATGCCTTTGCGAAGGGCGCTCACTAGATCGTCACCCTGTAGACCTTTGCCTCCTTCACCTTCCAAAGACGTGACAAACTCGTTCGCTTCTTTAGTTGCTTTCTCAGCAAGCGCCTTTTCCCCGCTCATGGAACGGCCCATGAGATAGCCGGAGATTCCGCCTTGCAGACCTTTTGCAAGCGCCCCGGCAGCGGACGGCGCGGCCTGGATGCCCGCGTAGGAATATTGCTGCTCAGGTTGAGCCGCTTGAGATTGCAATATTTCCGCGAGCTTCTGTTGCTGTTGAAGCTGGCGAGCCTCAGCGGAATACGGGTTGGCGAGGAATGTCTGTGCGACTTCGGCCATGATTTATCGCCCCTTCAATCCGGCGTAGAGGCCGCCAGCCTGCAAAGCCGCGCCGCCGAGGCCGTATAGGCCCGCCGTGTTCGCATTCGCCGCGCTTTGCTGGATGCCATACTGCTGCATGGCGTTTTGACCCTGAGCCTGCGTTGCAGCAAATACCGGAGCCGGGGCAACGTTCTGCCCCTGGTACTGCTGGAACTGAGGAAGCTGGATCTGCGAGCCAGACATAAGGCCGGTGATTTCGTTCAACGGCTGCTGACGAAGGGCAAGTTCTCTCTGCAACTGGCTCTGCGTCGCCGCGTTGCCGAATTGCGCGCCCTGTAGATTTTGGTTGTACTGCTGCGCCTGTCCGGTGTTTGCAAGGTTCGCTTGTGCCTGGAGTTCGTTGAAACCCTGAGCGCGGGAAGCCTGGTCGAGATTGATACCCTGGAGAGCGGCCTGTGTCTTAAGGTCGTTCTGCCGTTGGTTCTCGATGGTCATTTCGTTGTTGTAGGCTTCACCACCCGGACGCAGACCCTGGTTGATGAGTTTGTTCTCCAGCGCCTTCTGATCGCGCTCAAGGGTCGGAGCAAGGCGCGCCATGATCGCCTCTTGCCCGGTAGTGCCAGCGTTGACCGGCATCTGAGCAAGACCGGACGTGTCGTAGGATTTCTGGATTTGCCCAGCATCGCCGATGCTCGTTTGCAGATCCCCCGTGGAGGTCTGAAACGGCGTGCCCATGATGCTCTGAGCCGTCCCGGTGGCGTTGTAGCCAAGGTCCGCCAGCGCCTTCTGCGTTTTCTGCTGCGCCTCAAGCGCGGCTTGGGCGTTCGGGTTGAGCGTCTGCGTAACGGTCGGCTGGTCGGCCTGATCGCCCGATCCCCATGTTACCGTCTGCGTGCCATACGGCCCGACGATGTTGGGGTTGGACAACTTCGCGCCGACGCGGGCCGCGTCAATGTTCGCGGCACCCTGGGCAATAGCGGCTCCGGTGTAATCGGGTGCGGCGGGTGCGGGAGCGGATGAACTGCACATAGGCTTACCCTCAAAAAACGTAAATCATCTGCGTCGCGACAGGTTTAAAACCCATGCGCGCCCACAGCTTTTCGACACGGAGATCGGTCAAAGCCGCAACGTTCAAATGCTTCACGCCGCGCGCCCGCAGTTGGTCCAAGCCGAATTTCACCAACTTTTTCCCAAGGCCGTTGCGGTGCGCCTTGGTCACAAAAATCGTGTCCTCTTGCGCGATCCGGTCGTGGTTGTGCATGTCGTTTGTCACGTAAACGTTGATGTACCCAACCGGAACGCCGTCATGGCGCGCGATGAACGTCAGCAAGTCCCCGCGTTCGGCAGCAGCCACGTATTGATCCAGGCGCGGATTGTAGGGCGAGCAATTCAGACCATCGGCGGTCAGACGCGCGCACATCTCCGCGTAATGCTCGCGGTAAAGCGGTTCGATGTCGCGATATGTCTCGACAAAACTTTCCTGGGCAAAGGTGTAGGTCATATTCCGCCCCACCCAAGCTGATAAACGATGTCGGTCGATGCCCATTGAATGTCGATGCCCGACGATGCGGACTTTAGGTTGATCGCCGCGCAGTACCCCTCGCCGACGATGCCCTGCCAGTTGTTTGTGATTTCCAGACCCGAACCCCAAATGCCCGTGTCCCAAACGGCGACATCCCAAAGCGCCGTGGGCGTGCCAGAAAAGGACAAAGCCGAGGTCGTGTCGGCCGTGTTGAAATCGACATTGATGCCGATGAAAATTGACGGTGTTCCGTTCGTGAAGATCGACGGACGCGCACGGGTGAAATACTTCTTAACGCCGCGCGCCTCGAAATAATTAAACGCCTGTAGGCTGTTGGTCTGGATGTCGTTGGTGCCGTCGCGGAAGCTATCTTGCCACGCTTTGCAAACGACGCTATCGCCGCCAAAATATGCAACGTCGTTGTAAATTTCCCAGCAATTCGCCGCCCATCCGGTAAACCGGCACCAGGAGCGCGTGATGTTGTTCATCACGTATTGCTGCTGTTGCCCCGTCGAAACCGGGACATTCACATACACAGCGTTGTTGCGGTTATCGACGACGATCTGCCAGCCGAAGTTGACGCCATAAGCCTGCGTCGCAGCGGCGAACGCGCCTTGAATCTTATCCGACAAAGCCGCGCGCGGATCTACCCGATCACTCTGCAAAGCCGTCGAAAGCGGGAGAAGGCCGTAATAGGAGATGATGAGAACATCGCCGCCATACTTGACGGTGCAGCGTTTTCCAACCGGGACGCCAAGATACCAAACGCCGGTCAGCGCCCAAGTCGCGGCCGAAGCGGGATCGGTGCCACGATAGACAATCGCCTCGCCCTTCGACGTGAAAAACACGAGGTTGTCATCGACGCCGTATCCCGCATCGATCGTCCATGTCGCCATGGCGACCAATTCGCCGCCGTGCTGGGCAATTGCGCTGAGGTCCAAAACCTGAGCAGCACCGCCCACGGAAGAGGTCGGCAGATACCACGCCTTCAATGTGGATTTCTGGATGAACCAAACGCGGTTCTTGAACAGCGTCGGAGATTCCAACGAGGTCGTCGTTACCCCCGTAATTGCCGGGGTGCTGGCGGAATCAATCGCCGTCCAGGTCGCGCCGTTGTACAGGTACGGCTTATCAACCCCGTTGGCCATGTAGATATAAGATCCACCGGCCGTCGTGACGTTCGTGTATTCCCAGCGGGAATTTGTCAGGCCCGTGAGTTCCGCAGCACCTACCGCGCCGGCAGCGGTCACGTCGTAGACAGAACCGCCCGCAATCGCAAAAAGTTTGCTTGTGGATGCGCCGGCATAGTCGATCAGGGTTTCGACTTGTCCCGGCAGACCCGTCGCGTGTTCGGTATAGCCGCCCCTCAAGACAACGTTGGAGACGTTCGGGAACATATTATCGAGGGTGACGGCATCCTCGCGGTCCATGTTCGCAATAGAGTCGCGCGCGTTCCACCCCCCCACCGGAGCGGGGATCGAAGCAACACGCGCAGCGTCCCCTTGGACCAGCAGGACGGATTGCGGGACTTGGTTCCTACGCCGAGCCACTGTCGCCATATCCGCTATCGGGGATGTTGTCGTATCCAATAAGGATTTCGCCCGGACGCGGTGCGAACGACAAATTCGCAGCCGACATGTCGAGAGATTCCGCCGCCGTCAGTTCGTCGCGGAAATTGCGATACATCGCAGTCGTATCGAAGCCCTTCGCCTCGAAATATTTCAGCTTGAGCATCAGGACCATAAGACGGTCGGGATAGATGCACGTGTCGCTATCGGCCAAGAAGCTGTTCTGGATCGTGCCCGAGGCAGACCGCGCCCACCCCTTGGATCGGTATTCAAACCCGAGATATTCCGAGGTCGTCGTCGGCGGCCAGATCTGGAAATATCCGCCATAGAGACGCCAACGAATGCGCGGCCCTGTGGAGATGTAGCCGGACAATAGCCATTCCCACTGCTGGGCATCTTCGGGGCCGAGCATTTCCCAATGCTTCGACTTGTCCCATTGCGTACGGGGAACAAGCGCATCGTAGTCGGCCGGAAGGTCGTATTTGACCTTTGCGAACGTCACCGACGCGTCAACACCGGCACCCGCCGTTACGCCCGAGAGCGTGACTTGCGTTGGGGAATCGACCGAGGCTATGAACGTGTCTTGGTTAATCCCCGTGCCGATGGCCATGTACGTCGTGTTGAGCCCCGTGGTGGATGGGATGCCCGTAATCAGCAGGGAATTATCGGCCCACGTTCCCGTTGTCTCGGTGTACTGAGCCGTGAAACGATACGGGAGCGTAAGAGCCTGCCAAGGGTGCTTGCGGAGCAATTCATATCCGCAAGCATTAGCCAGATAATACATCTGGATAACGTCCTGCTGCTGCAAACCCACAACAGAAGGGCTTACAGTGATGCCAAGCTCGCCTTGGGCTTGGTTCACGAGTTGCAGCAGGGTCGATCCCATTTATCAGGCTTCCTTGGGCGGACGGCCGGGGCCGCGTTTTTCGGTCTGCATGGCCAAAAGCTGCGCCATCTGCTCTTTGAGTTCGGCCAGTTCGCGTTTGGTTTCGTCCAATTCCTGATTGGACATGCGCGCGCGTTTGGTCGTCATGTATGCCTGCGCTTTGGAACGCAGGCCGATGCCGCCCATTGCGACGCGCTGCAACTGAGAGTCCGAAGCCGTGGCGATCTGTTCGACCACCTGGAATTTCAAGATCGTCAACTCGTTGAGTTGGGATTCCGAAATATCGTCCGGGCATTCGGCGTGCCACTCTTCCAGGCGAATGCCGGGGATATGCTCCCCAGCATTTTTGCGCTGGAAGTGATACCACTGACGGTGAAACCGCGTGGCGTCAGAGTCGCGCATCGGTCGATCAATGACGTTGGTCTGATCGCCGGGGACGGCAATCCGAACGAACGTCTTGCCCTTGTGGGTTTTGTCCCGGTCGTTGATGTAAAACTCAACGTGCAGACGGTCGTCAGCGTTCTGGATGTCGCTATCGAGAGGCATGTGGTTAAGCCCCCAGCATCGACATCCACGTCGTCGCGGACGTGGCGAAGAAAATACGGGTCTTGTTCTGCGCGACCGTGGTCGAGGTCGAACCGTTGATCGTCACGCCCGAGGTTTCCTTCGGGTAGACCGTCACCGTGTCCGAATCCGTGTTGTAGACGAAGATCACCGCGCCTTCTTCACAGGTCGGCAGGAGAACGCCGCCCGAGGCCGGATTGGTCGCCACGTTGT